CTGCAAATAAAAATCTAACCACAGGCCAAAGGATTTTAATTGTTGAGCACAGCCTGCTGGATGAATTTAGAACGACAATACTTAATTATCCCAGATCTCATCAAGCCTCCAATTTGGAATACCGACGAAACCAATAGATGAGAAAATACCATCAACTAGATTCTTCCTATTGGAACGGTGATAGACAACCGAATAAGATAATGATGTTGAAGAAGCCTCCCGAGATCCAAGATAACGCACACTAAACATATGTTTATCATGGTGAGAAGGTTCCACAACACCACCGGGAAGAAATCTGAATCCACAAAACTCAGAAATTTCCTCAACAGGTTTCAGCATACAATGACCACGAAGAAAATCATAGTATTCAACAGGTTGAGGAGTCTGTAAAGTATCATCACCAACAGCAATGAGAACTCCACGATCAAGTCCAAGTTTGTAGCAAGCGAAAACATGTAACAACAACTGCATAATAGAATTATCAGTTATAGTGTTATAGCATCCAGATTTCTGCACGCCAGGTTGAAGTTGACGTAAGAAAAGACCACCCGATGTAACAAACCAAGGATCATTGAAAAGATCAAAATAACGCCTACGCGCCAGATCAATCCACTTAGAATTGACATTTTCACACAAACTAGTGCGAACAGCCAAGCAAGCTTCCAACAACCAAGGTTTAACAGTCCAGTCCCAATTAGATCTATCAGCAGCATGCTGAGGAAGATAACTCATCATCTTCCAACCACCACATACTGGTGACCAACCAACTTTAATTGGAGATTCTGGCCATTTATCAACTATAGTCCTGTTCATTTCACCAAACAACATAGCATCAACCATCCTGTCTCTTATAGAGACACTAGATATCAACCGTGGAGCCCTGTTCGTGAACTTTTTCTCAGATATCGGTTCCGGCTTGATGAAAAGTCTAATGGGATCAGCAGACAACTCACAATTAATATAAGCCAAACAAGACTCATATAAATCATAAGCGCGATCCAAATCAAACGTTCCATCATTCTTCATTCCTAGATACTGTCTATTATTAGCCTTACGCAACAAATAGGGATATCCAGGACTAGAATTGGGATCAACATCACGAAGCTCACGAATGAAATGATCAAAACTAAGAAAATCATCAGGAATTCGCCATTTCAAACAATTCAAATCTTCAACCACATTATTAACGATAGATGTAAATTCGTTAGCCATAGGAGTCATACCAGTTATACCAGATCTCAACTTACCATGATACAAAAGAGATCTTATTTCCGCATTTTCACCAAATTTTGGCCAGTAGAGTCCTTCGGAAGCATCTTTGATGTACTGGGTTTTTCCACCAAAGTCAAATTCTTCTTTGAGATCAATTGGTCTAACATTGATCCTAGGTCCACGCTCTCCGAGTTCGAAGTACTTAACGAATTCCTCCGCCTCTTGCTCATTGAGGGTTTCTTCTCTAAAAAAGAACCAGTGCTACCATCACCATCCGAAAATTCAGTTGCAGATTCAAGCCTAGTATGAACATCCTTAATGTGTTGGTCAACATCGCCCTTTAGTTTAAATGGAGCCTTACCACAAACCCTACAGCTAAATTGCCCAACTGGCGCCTGTGTCGTCTTTGCACTTTGTAGTTCATTCAATAAAACGTATTTCTTTCCATCTATGATTTTCACATTAGATTCCTCCATAACATCTGACCACAAGAAGCTCGTCTTTCCCTTAGAAACCTTCTCTCTAAGTTCCCTTTCCACTTCATCGGACGACTTACCCTTGAAAACATCATCATCCCATATTGTTGATCTCCTACCACCAACCAATATGTTCTCTATGTTTTCACCGGAACGTTCAGAAACAAAAAGGGTCGAAACTTCTCTCATAATGAACAACATATAAGTGCTAGAATTATAGCCAGATATGACTCCATTATGGATAGATGCCACTGCGTCATTAACCCACATACCACCTCCAGACATACCAGGTTCCGTAGAACCCTCATAGATTAAGGACCCAATCGAGGATGGATTCTTTCTTATAATACCAGTTGATTTACCCGCCAAACCGTACGCCTTAGCCATAGTGGGCTGATTTAAGCCACCCTGCATCACAGGAGCCTCAGTTACACCCAACATCGACATTACATTAGCATCAATAAAGCAATATACAATATCAGGGAACTTCTCAGATTCCTTATAAGAAACATTCCACAAAACTTTCTTATCCCGAGAAACCAGCAATACCTGAGAGCCAACATACGGAGCAAGAACATGCTTAGCCGTAACCACGCATCCCTTAACTCTGACAGCATAACCAACATGAGTATCAACAAAAAGTCCAGGTAAACAAATACGAAATTGAGGACGCGGTGTTTCTGCGCCAACAAAGACTGACCCTGCCACACTAGCTTCAGCAACATATACCCCACGCAAACCCAAAACGGTTGTAAACAACCTCTTTCTCACAAATTGGAGAACCTTAGATAAACATTTGATAAATATAACCAAAGCCAGTATAGCAGCTATCACCATTCCAATATAAACCATCATTTGCGAAGCATAAAATCGGAAATCAATACTGTAATCCTCAAAATACACCATATACTCGCCTTCACAAAATCTCTCCCACTTAGTTTTCTGTACAACCGGAAATAACAAGTCCATCACATACTCATAAGCCAAATAAGCATAAGCCAATAAATAGATGGGCCAAGTCAATCCATAATACAAAACAGAGAGCGATTTCAACGAGAATGCAGAGATTCCGATTAATGCTCCATATGCAAAAACTGAATATATTGGATTCATGTTTTGAATAAATTTCGCTTTTTATTTAATTCAATAGGTTTAAAT